TCTCGTTGATGCCGGCGCCCACCGCATTCGGTGCGTTGGTCGTGGCCGGCGTCTCGCGCAGGCGATTGGTCGAGCCCTTCTTGACCTTTTCAAGGAGCGCCTTGGCGGCGGTCAGCTCGGCGGTCAGCTTCTCCACCTCGGCCTTGTGCGAACTGATGGCGGACGTGTAGTCCACGCGCAGCTTCATCAGCTGGGCCAGACCGACGGCGAGGAACGACCGCATCTCGGGGCTGTCGTCTTCCATCGCTTCCTTGATGGCTTCCTTGGTGTCGTTGAGCATTTTGTTGTGCTCCACGATGGACGCCTTCTCGGCCTCGGTGGATTTGTCCGTGGGTTTCTTCTCCACGAACCAGTCCATCTTCGGCAACATCGAGTCCAGCGACTTCGAGGCCTGCGCGCGAAAAGCCTGCTTGCTCTGCTCACCGGCCTGGGCGCGCTGGGTCAAAAACTCTTCGGAGTTTTTCTTGGCCGCGGCGACGGCGGCGGCTTTCTTGTCGCGGAGGTCTTCGAGCTGGGTCAGCTTCACTTCGATGAAGCGGCGGGCCTGCGACGGAATCTTTTCGAGGATGGGGTCCCACTGCACCTTGAAGATGCCGCCCATTCCCTTGATTTTTTCGATGGTCGTATCGGCCACGCCCACTGCCTTCAGCCGTCCGTAGATGGACTCGGCGTTCGAGTTGTGCTCGTCGTCGAATTTCTTGAACTCCGGGTCCGCCTCCACGTCCAGCTTGCGCCGGAATTCACGAAGCTCCTTCAGCTCCTGCTCGACCTTCGGGTCCACGCGGCCGGCTTTCTCGGACAGCTCCTTGTATTTCTTGTCCAGCTCGTCGCGCTCCGCCTGGAGCGTGGCTACCTTTTCCTTGGCGAGCCGCTTGACGTTCTCGAACGCCTCCGCGGCCTTAGGCTTGAGGTTAGCCGGCGGGGCCACGTCGAACGGGTCGGCCGGCGCCGGGTCGGGCTTCGGTTCGGGGGCCGGGTCCGGCTTGGGCTCGGTCGGGGGCGTAGCCGGCACGATGGGCGCGGGTTCCGCGGGCTTCAAAAACTTGCCATCAGGTCCGCGCGCGGGCGTCGGCGTGGGGTCGGGCTTGGCCGGCGGCGTGGGCTGGTTGTCGTCCTGCTGTTGCTTCAACAAGTCGTCCAGCGCGCTCGATGTCTCGGCGGAGATGGACGGCATGTTCGCGCTGAGGTCAGCGCCGGGTGCGTTGGGGTTCGTGGGAGCGGGCATAGGTTACTCTGTAGGGTTTTCGTCCTCGGGAAGCTGAAGCTCCTTCGGCCAATTCTCGTTTGCGTCGAGGTCCGGGTATCGGCTCTCGGGTTCCGGCTGCGGCGGCTGGTGCGATTGCAGGTCCAGAAAAGTTTGCACTGCGCGTTGGTAGCCCTCGCGCAGAAGGGTTGACACGAGCAACGTGTGAGGCGTGCTAGGGTCGAAAGGTGGAAGCTGGTAGAGCGTGGACGCCAGGGCCGCGGCCCCAGTGTTCGAGGCGATGAAGTCCTTGAGAATTTTCGCGTTGGTGCTATCCCATGCGATGGGTTCGTTTGCGTTCATGGTCTGTAGGGGACCGGATTAGATGGCTGGTGCTGGGGCGGCTTCGGGTGGTGCGGGTTCGGGGGCGGGCGCGGCCTCGGGCGCCGGCTCGGGCGCAGCGGGTGACACGCCAGGGATTGGTTGACCGTTTTCGTCGAGGGGGCCAGGAGGAGCGCCCGCCTGAAGTTCGGCGTGGCGCTGCTCGGCTGCGGCCTGTTGCTGAGCCGCCTCGGCGAGCTTCGGCATTTCGGCTGCGAGTTTGTTGATGATGTCCGTGAAGGGGGCCATGTCCTGCTTGCTCACGCCCACTTGCAGGCCGGCCTGCTCGTGCATCTTCGCGTGCTTCAGGATTGCCATCAGCGTCGGCAGCGCGTGCGGGTCTTGGACGACGTGCTGCGCGGTCGTTTCCAGCGCCGGCATCAAAACGCCGAGGTGGATGAGGTGGCCGTCGCGCGGTGACACCGGCACGTCCGCGTTTTGCGGGATGATGATGGACGCCAGCTCCAGCATTTGCTGCCGGGCCTGCTCCGCCTGCTCCGTCGGGTCGTTGTCGGGCAAAAGCACGGCGTCGGCGAATTCCTCGTCGATGAGCGCGGTGAGTTTGCGCCGCTCCATCTCTTTTCCGTTGTAAAGCGGGTTGCCGCGGGCTTCCTGCGCGATGATTACGATTTGCTGGCGCTCGATTTCGGTGTAGTCCTTCACCGTCTCGGCCGAAGGCATATTCGCGAGCATGTCCAACTCCTCGCGCGACATAATTTTCAACAGGCGGTCCTGCATCGCCTTCGCATCGTCCTCGGAAGTGTTCGGGTCGCACATGCGCTTCTGCATGGGCGTCACCATCGCCGAAAATTGCGTGAGGAACCGCGAGATGATGTTGTCCTTGGTCTCTTCCTCGCGTGAGGCGAGAAAATCCACCGCGGCTTTGGTCACCCGCTCGCCTTCGAGCGCTTTGGGCGTCGTGGCGCCGGCCATCTGGTCCAAAAGGTTCGTCAGGAACTGGTCCAGCTGGATAAACGGCTCGACGGCGGCGTCCAGCTTGCGTTCCGACACGCTGTAGCCCTGCGCGATGAGAATCGCGTTGCCGACGACCGACATTCGGAAGCGCTTGAGGACTTTTTCGTCCGCTTGGATGATAACTTTGCCGGAAAGGTTGAGCCGGTCCACCACTTCGTTGCGCGAACGGTCGATGATGCCGGCGATGGAGTAAAGTTCGCGCCCGATTCCCTTCGAGCCGTGGATTGTGCCGTTGCCCTGCTGGAAAGTGAAGAAGTGGGCCGCATCCCACATGCTTTCGTATTGGTCTTCGCTCGTGAACAGCTCGGTGAACGTCTTTTCCTCGAAAATGTAGTGGGAAACCTTGCCGTCAATCTCCGTCGCGAGCAAATGCCACACGACTACGACCCGCGCGCCGGACTCGTGGCTCAGCCCGAGGTTCGACTCGCGAATCAGGTCCTCGTAAACGCGTTCCCACGCCGAATACTGCGAGCGCCGGTCCTGGGGCATCGATGCGTTGAGCATCATCACCGCGTTTTCGATGTTCCAGCCGCGCGCGATGGCGGATTCCTTGTCGCGGATGAGGTCGAACAGCTCGTGGAGCAGGAAAACTTCCTTCAGGCCGACGACCTGGGCCTTGCCGGGCGTCGGTTTCGTGCCGGTGGGAATCGCCATGAAGTCCTGGCGGAAAAATTTCGGGAACCAACTGAACTCGTCGAGGTGAGCGACGGCCGCGAACCCGAAAAGTGCGTTCTCCTGCGCCAAGTCACCGAGAAAATCTCGCCAACCGGGACGATTGCGCGCGGTCGAGGTGATTTCGCGACGGAAGGCCTCAGTTTTTTCGGCCGCACCGTCGATGTCCTCGGGCAAAGACGAGTTGGTGATGTATTTTGTGGCCTCGACCGCCTGCACGAAGCGTGGCGCGACCTTTTCGACGAGCATCGCCAAAACTTTCGTGGAAAAGTTTGCTTTCCAAGACAAGCCTTCGTTCTCCAACGCGTCTGTGCGATGGGGCTTCTCCGAATTCACCTTGGCTTGGATTCTTGCATTTTTTATGTTACGCTCTCGCGAGGCCGCGAGAAGGGTCATAATGATGTTCTTCGCTTGAATCGCGTCCCGAATCGCCCGGTTGCCGGGTTTCAAGCTCTTGCTCAAGTCGGGCGGGGAGACGGCGCCCTTAAAATCTCCCGGGGGCGTGCTGCCGTAGGCGGGTTCAGGCGTTGTCGGGGTGAGAGGCATGAGATTTTTCTTTATACTGGCGGGCTTTTTCCATCCACTCGGTATCGTCAACGGCGGACAGTCGGATGTTGCAGCGGCAGCACACAACCCCACGAACTTTTCCCGTGGCATGGTCGTGGTCCACGTAATTTCGCTTGAGTGGGGCTCCACATAAAGCGCATTTTCCGTCCTGTGCCGCGACCATGCGGTTCAGGTCATCGAGAGTAATGCCGTAGTTTCGTCTCAGGTCGGGCCGGTGCGCGATATAGTGCCGCAACTGTTTCGCGCGCTCCTTGTCCGGATTCTTCTTTCGCCAGCGGGTGAGGTAACCCCGCATGTATTCCCGCTTCTGCTCTTTGGTTGCGTAAGGCATCGTCCCCTATTAAGTGCAGGTTTTCAGACGGATGTCAAGGGCCACTTATGAAGTGGGCAAGCCTCGGTGCTCAGCTTCGCCTTGGCTTTTACGAAGCAGCCGCATTCGTCGCACTGCCCGGTCTTCGGCAGGAACGCCGGGCACCGCTGGCAAATACTAATCCGCTGGGCCGTTAGTTTTTCGCCCACGAACACCTTGGACCCCGACGCGACCGCAACTACCACGCGCTTAAGGGCTTTTACCGCGTTTTTCGCTTTCGACATGAGGAGCACCCCGGGTTTGATTGTGGTATAACTCGTTTCGGCCTAGCCGCTTGCGTGCGGCAGTAGCCGGGGAAGTTCTTGCACAGCTGTGCGTTGACCTCCTCGGCCGGGTCGCCAACGGCTAACCTGTTGATAACACGGTAGTTCACTACGCGCGCGATGAGCTGGGCCTTGGACGCACCCCGGTGCTTAACCTCCTGGGCATCAACGAATACCCAGCCGCCGGGCGGGTGCAGTCCCGGGTTGAATTTCGCGCTCATAATTCGAGGTCGTCCACCGCGGTGTCGAGGTCTTCGAACCGGTTTATCCGGTCGCAGCCGATGTCCCGCTCGTGCGGGTTCCATTCGTCGGACTGGGTCTCAACCGGCTCCACGTCCGTGTCGCCGGCCATGCTCGGGGTGAACCCGAAGCCCTTGCGACAGGCCTGGAGGAAAAGCGTGAAGGCGTCCGCGTTGTCCGGGGACTTGCCGGCGTGCCGGGACTTGTATTCCTTCTTGGATTCGACATGCGATTTCTTGCCCACCATCCGGAACAGCCGGTCCGTCAGCTCGGGATACAGCTCGCCGGAGTCCAGCTCGAACGCGACGAACAGGTATTTGAACTCCAGCCACCGGCGCAGCGCGAACCACAACTCCGAGTTGACGCGGTCGTAGAGTTCCTTGGCGGTGTCCTCGTCTTCGAGGAACACCCGAACGTCCGAGGCGCCCTCGTAGAAGTTCACGCCGATGACCATGGGCGACCAGCGCGCGCGCATGTAGTCATAGACGCCCTGGCCGTTGCCGGTCCGGTCCACCGCGAGGTGCTCCGGCCGAATCTTCAGCGCGCGGCACAGCCGCATAATTTCGTCGCCCACCGCGAAGGTGTCCCCGTTGGCGATGGGGAAAATCTTTTCGGCCAGGGCGAGATACTTCGGCGCCTTGTGTCCGTTGCGGTCCGTGAACCAAATCGTTTCGCCTTCGGGGTGCTTCAGGCTCGGCCCCAGCTTCACGCCGGCGGCGCGACCGAAAAGACCCTTGCACAGCCGGCATGCGTCACCGCCTTCGAGCGCGAGGTCGGCCCCCGCGACCGGCGTCGGCGTGTCATACCAGATGACGCTGCACTTCAGGTTGAGCGTGAGCCCGGTCGGGATGACCGCGAGCGCCACACCGATGGGCGGGTAGCAGCCGCGCACCATCGTCCAGTAGCCGGGCGAGTCCAGCCCGCCGGCATTCGCCACGATTTGCAGCATGCCCTCGTAGGTCTGCATGCCCGGGAAAACCTCGCGCTTCTCCTTAATGTTCTCCGACTGCATCGCGTCCAGTCGCACCACGAACCAGCCGCGCGTGGACAGCCACTCGAAGTGCAGCTCGGGGTCGAACGAGCCCCAGCCGAAGGTCGGCTCGGTGCGAATGCCCACGTCGTTGTTCCGGTCGTCGGGGTTGAACGCGCCATAGACCTTCAGCCCGCCGCGCTTCGACGTGTTCGAAAGCAGGTTGTCGATATCGTGCCAGAGTCCCTTGGGCAGGTTGCTGATTTCGTCCACGAACACGAACAGCCGCGACGTCTCGCCGAACTCGGGGTGGGATTCCTTGCGCCGGAAGCGGGCGACACCTTGCAACCGGCCGGCGGCTTTCTTGCCCTGGGGAATCACCACGCCGCTGATGGACCCGCGCCGCTTGCGAAGGTCGAGTCCGATGAACAGCTTGCCGATTTCGCCCGGGAGCGGGATGGCGGATTCCCGGTGCAGCGTGACTAGGTGCGAAAAAAGGTTGGCCTCAAGATGGTCCTCGCTCGGGCCGAGGACGCGGACCGAAGTGTATTCGGGGTCGCGCAGCCACTCCAGGAAAAACCGAATCGCCATGCTGAACGATTTCGATTGCTTGCCGGCGCCCATGAGGAGACCGAAGTCGTGCTCGTCAACGGCGGACCAGACGCGCTTGGTGTGGTTGGGTCGGGGGTCGAACTGGTTGGGAGTCCAGAGGAGTTGTGCGGCTTCCTCGAACGCGCCGTTGGACAGCGCCCAGTGGAGGAGAATGTTGAGGAGTTCAAACGCTTTGGCCTTGGTGTCCACCGACTGCTTGGCGACCGATGGCGTCGTCTGCGCCGCCCAGGCGCGCACGAGCCGGGCCGCGTCAAAAATCTCGCCGGCATGCACCAGCTTCGCGGTCTCGCGAAGCAAACCTTTGGCCGGGTGTGAATCGGGGAGCGCCACGGGTCACCGGATTTTCTTCAGCGCGCGGGCCAGCCGAAAATAGCAGTGGCCCAGGGCGGCGAGGTATGTGTTACGCGGCCGACGCCGTAGAGCCAGCCAGACCTCGCCGATGGCGACGACGGTCGGCATCACCGTTAGGAGGAACCAGAGCTTCAGGTTGTCCAGCCCGCGCATAGAAAATGTGGGGCGCGTTGTTTAAGCCATTGACGCTGGCTGCCACGGGTGACGGGCTGCGGACGTTGCCCGCTGTCACCATTTACCCGCTGACAGGCCAGCCACTGGGCGCCCCACGCCGGAACATTTAGTTGCTCGGCCAAAACGGGCTGTCCTGTCAAATTGGTGGAGACTTTCTTTGGCTGGAATGCGGTGCCCCTGACCGCCTGCCCCGTTACCGAATCCTGGGGGCAGGACCTTCGACGACCAGCGTTAGCTGGAGGCTCGGCGAAAAAATTCATAGTGCCACCTAAGAAGTGGGCGGTTCTGGTGATTTGTCAAGCCTCATCACGGTGCTGGAGTGCCAGTAAGTCTGGCCCGACGGCGCCCGATGCCCGAGCTGGCGCAGCCGCTCCGCAATAACCTGATATGTCATCCCCCGCCGGCGCAGGTCGCGGATGACGACGAGGATGTGCCGCTCGTCCGCGTTCTCGGCCGGGTCCGGGTTGTCCCCGAACCGCCGCGGCCCGCCGCAGGGCCGGCCGGTCTTCGCCGCCGTGCGCCGCCGGCCGTCTTGCAGCTTCTTAACAATGACGGCTTTTTCCCACTGCGCCAGCGCGCCGAGCAGTTGCCGCAGTAACACGCGCGTCGGGTCGCCGTCCTTGCAGGTCAGTTCCTGGCCGGTGTCCGCAGCGAACACCTTGACGTTCTGCTCCTGGCACTTCACGAAAAAAAGTTCCTGGGCCATGAGGTCGCGCGCCACGCGGTCCGCGCGCTCGACGATGATGGCGCCCACGTCGCAGGCCACCGCGAGTTCCAGCATCTCGATGAGCATGAGCCGGTCCTCGAACGCCGCGCCGCCGGACTGCTGTTCCTCGAACGTGCGCGCGATGGTGAACCCGACGTGGTCCGCGTAGGCGCGCACCGCATCGCGCTGGCGCTCCAGCCCGTTCATGTCGAGCTGTTCCTTGGTGCTGACGCGCAGGTATGCGAAGGTCCTCATTGGATGACCACGGATTCCTTGGCATCATCAAAGAACAGCTTGCGCGCCTCGACCACCGTCACATCCTCGAATGCGATGGACCCGCAGTGGGAAACCACAACAGAATTTTTCCCGAAGCCATACGACTGGAGGTCCTCCAGCTTTTCCACAAGTTCGTCGAGGGTCACACGCACCTCCCCAGGTCGATGTTGGTCCACTCGCGCACCGTCTCGCCGGCCTCATAGATGGCGGGCACTACCACGGTCATGCGGACGTCCTCGCCGCACTCCGGGTAGCCCGGGTAGTGGTCCTCGGCGGAAAGTTCCGCGTTCCACTTCAAGAGCAGCGCCTTCAGGTCCGCCCGAAAAGCTGCTTCAACTTCAGCCATGGTCATGGTCGTCATAATTTTGCGATGTCGTCTAGCTCAATATTCCACCGCGCGAGCACCCTGTCAAGGTTGTCCGCATCGGATGCGTTCCGAAGCTGGCTACGCAGGTCCGGGAGCTGCTCCAAAATGGCTTTGGCAAAAGCCCGGTAGCGAAACTCCCGGCGGATGTGCCCCTGCATTTTGTCCGTGAACTGCTTGATGGAGTCCGACAGCTCGTGGCCGAACGTATAGGGCTCCCCGTTCCAGGGTATCTCAGTCGGGCGCGCGGGCTCGGCCTGCGGGCACGCGCAAAAACACTCGGGGTGTCCGCATCCCATGCAGCGGTCGTCAAGCATGCTCATTCGCTGTTCCCCCCGTAGGCATCCCACAGGTCCCGCGCATCCGGATACTTGCCGGTGTCATCGTGCTTGGCGAGCAGGTCGAAAAATTCCTGGACAGTGCCCTCGAAGGTTTTGAATTTTCCCGCCCCCCGCCGAGCGACTTCGCGCGACAGCACTTCCTCGACCTCCGACAACCGCGCGATGCGGCGGCGGAGCAGCGCCCGCGCGTTGAGCAGGTGGTTATCCTGCATGTCGGTGATTAGCATCACCACGCCCTCACGCGTGCGCCAGTGCGTAAGATGCGAAACCCGGAGCGGCTGTTTATCGATGCCCCAGACGACGCCGTAGCCCTTCAGCTCTTTCGCGGTCGCCGGCAGGCCGGCGGACAGCTTGCGCTTGATGCGCTTTCGCAGTTTCTTTTTGGCTTTCATTTTGGGTTTCAGATTGGCCGGCCAGTTCAGGTCGAACACCGGCCCGAAAAATTGAGCGGCCTGCATCAGGCCTTTCCCGTCCGGGTTTTCTCGGCGGCAGCGCGGGCTTCCGCGGTGGCCTTGACGGTTTTCTTGCGGGCGTTCGTCGCCTTGGCGAGCTTCCGCTGCTTGGCGGATTCGATGGCGTTGTTGATTCGTTGGATTGTGGCTAGGTCGTTCATTTGG